CGGGCGGTGTTGCACCAGCATCAGCCGTAGGAACTGTTATAATAGTTGTTAGATCTGTTGTGGTAATATCCACCATTGCGCTTTTGAATACATTAGCCAAGGAAAAAAGCCTCCGACTGTGATTCTTCTTTTAAATCTTGTTGGTAGTTTGTGTTGAGTAAAAGAATAATTTGATCTAGTAATGCAATCATTTGATCAAACTGATTAGAACTATACTCTTCTGTGGCATTTGGTAATCTTGTTATTGTTATTCTAGCCATTATCTTCTTCCGTCTGGTCTAAGTTGTAACTTAGTAGATCCAAGTCTCCAAGCTGTATCGTCAACTGTGTTAGTTTCATATTTAATTTTAACCGCTCTACCTCTCCCTCTTACATCAATCTTCTCTGTGGTGCTAGTAATAGTGCCTGTCGTACTTACGTTAGCCGCGGATTGTGGATACTGTTCTAATGTCAATGTTGCTGTCATGTTATTAGTAAGATTATCAAAGTCTGGAACTAATCTACTGACTGACATCAACTCATCCCCATCAGCAATTTCAACAGATCCAGTTGTTAAGAAAGCAGAAATAGCTGTGCCATCTGCTTGGTTATTACCTGACTCATGCTCATAAATATAAGAAGCTCCTGCAGTCAAACCTAATATAGTAGATACATTTGCTGTTACACTTGCATCATATTCTGTAGCAATTGGTTGTTCATATACATAAGCACCAAGCCATGTTGTTCTTCCAAGGTTGACAGTATACCAAGTATTTTCTAAATAATTATAAGCAACTGCTCTATCTATTTGTGTAGCATTTGCTGAAGGATAATACCAAATAATTTCATTAAAGGCAGTATTAATACCACAAGCAATATCAGCTTTGTTTGTATAACTTAAATCATCAAAAACGTAATCCTGTACAGAACACGGCATTTTTTTAACAACACCATCATACATGTAAAAAGAATTATCAGACATCCAATAAGAACGACCATTTATTTCTATCGCTGCATGTTGAGCAATAAGACCACAGTTCGCCCCAAGTTGTCTTAAACCAAAAGTAAAAGGTGTGCCAACAAACTGAACACCATGAAGTGATGTATCTGTCCAAACTAATATTTGACCTGATGATTTAACAGCACCTACTATTCTAGAACCATCGGATATACGTAGTGAACCAGCTTCATTTGTTGCTACTGGTGTGTAGTCTGTAGCGTCTTCTCGATCAGAAAAACGAAACAACAAATCATCTTGTGTTGCTGTATTACCTATCGTTGTCTCTGTACCAAAAATCATTAAATGTCTTGTATCTGTTGATACCAAACTAAATCTTGATGCAGTGGGAGCATTAGATAAAGCTGTAGCTCTTGCATCTATTGCACCAGAAAGATCTTTTATAAATGTTCCTCCATCTAAAACAGTAGCAATTAAATCTTCACCAAAATTATCTAAAGACCAATTACGTCCTGCAACAACAACGTTTGAAGATGATCTTGGTGTATTCCAAGTGCTTAAATTCCATGTTAATGTTCCCCAACCATAACCATAAGTTGAAGCAGTAGGACCTGTATTAATTTGATACACAGCATTACCTGTTCCACCACCACCTGATGTTGATCCAGAAGCCGTGCTTGTATGCGTTACTGTATAAGTGCTTGAAGTAGGCACTGTAATAACTTCAAATTCTTGATTCATATCCAATCCGTCTATTGAACTAAAAGAATCAAAAGTAACAAAATCGCCTACTAAAGCGCCGTGACTAGCGTCTGTTACTGTGACTGTTGTTGTGCCATTTGTTGTAAAAGGATTTGATAATCCTGATGCTGTTTCTCTAATCGGAGTAATATCGTAAACTTTACCTTCAGAGTATAAATATAGTTTTCTATCAGTGCCTAAAGCAAGATATCTGGTTCCGTCTAGACCAATCCAGCTATGCGTATCACGGACCACGCCAACAATAGCTTTATTAGGATTTGGTAAATATGACCAGCCTTTCCATCTTTCAGGTTTACCATAGTGAAATCGAACAAAGTCGGAATCAACATACTTACGTTGATCCCCTGCTGAATAAGCAGTATCTTGTTTATCAATGCCTGGTTGGAACTTTAAATCGACTAATTTCATGTTGGAGTATACTAAATTATTTATTGTTTTGTGGCAAGAATTGAGTACCTACATGACCTCTAAATGAGTAATTACCCATGTGTGTCATACCGCTAGCAATATCAGCATATATTTTACCACCTATTTTTTGCCATAAACGACAAAAAGCATAGTCTTCAGATAAATATCTTTTAGTATCTGGCTCTATCATTGTATCAAAAAAAGCATAGTTCCAATCAGAATTATCATGATAGCCAAACGTTTTATCATGAGGGTCTCCTAAATGTTGATCAGATTTAAATCTAAGATGAGGATACGCCAACGCCATTTTTTTAAAAACATTTCTTTTTATTAACATAAAACCTGTTGCACCATCCAATACTTCAATAAAACCTTTATTTACAATTACTTTTTTTGGATTTTTAATATTTAAGTTATATTGCAAGGAAGCTGCATGTAATTCATCTTCTTTAATATTTGGATTATCCTTTACTTTTTTAATAGCCCTTGTCCAATCAATAACTTTTCTTGGATAAACACCTGTTACTACGTCCTCGTCTAAATCCAACATACGAAAAACTGATTGAGGATCAAAAGATAAATCAGCGTCTATAAATAAAAGATGAGTATATTTTTCTTCATCCATAAATAATTGCACTAACGTGTTACGAGCCCTTGTTACCAAAGACTCATTACCTATAGTTCCAAATTGTAGTTCTACTTTTTTTTGTGCGGCTAAAGCTGTAAGCTGTAAACAGCTTTTAAAGTAATCGGCTGTAAGCATATTACCATAACAAGGTGTACCAATAAAAATTTTATTCATTAAAAGTATCTGTTTCTTTATAAAAAATATTTAATGTGTACCTGTTAGAACTATCACCGAAAGATTGCAGATCTGAATGTGGTATTTTCATGCCATTAAAAAATAAAGCTCTGTTTTCTACAAAACCTATATGTGAAGACAATACCCATTTATTCATTTTATTATCATGCATAAACCCTGTGCCATTATTAAGAAGGGGTTCGCCTTTTACAAAAAATAGAAAGTTAGCAACATTACCTTTATCCTCATCAGTATGAAACAAAGCTTCTTTGTTATTTTGTCGTAAATGTGCACATACGGATATTGGTTCAAGATTTCTATGTGGAAAGAAATATTGTTTAATTAATTTAATTAAGGGATCATTATGAATACTTTTATCAAAAGTATGTCGCATGCCATATAATTGACCCTCTGGATTTTTTACTTCCTGATATTCTAATTTTGTTACGGTATCTTGAAGTGATTTTAACGTAGCCTCATCTAAAAAATCATCAAGGTACATAACAAATTTTGTTTGGTTAGTGTGTTGCATAATTATTTATAATTTTTCTTTTTCCAAATTTTATTTTTGTAAGCATTAAATGACGATGATATGGTTTTAAAATTAAAAATCTGTAACTTTTCTACCAAACCATCATCTTTAACAATATTCATTTTCCAATCATCTCTTTTAAAAGGAAACACTAAACAGATAGGATCGCCTTTTTTTAACATTTTTTTTTGACCTTTGCTTGAATCCCAATCCGTTAAAAAGAAAGGAAAGTTTATATAATTTTCGTATATGTCAGTGTCTACAATACCAGTAACCAGCCTAAAATCTCTTTTTTCTGTATTAAAAGGAGAGGTAAATAAACAACTATAACCTGGAGGAGTCTTTATCATCCAAGGATTTAAAAATTTAAGAGCCATAGGTATTTCATTGGGATAAACCATAGATTTACTTATTTGTTCATTTGCATGATCAGTAATACCAATATTCATTTTATGCATCCAATCATCGCCTGCAGATGTTTCGATACTTCTTGCTGATGGTATTACATCCAATTGAAAAGTATTTTCTTTTGGAGTGGTCTTTATAAACATAAAATCTATAGGAGATAAAATAGCGTATCCCATTGTAACACTATCTAAAACAGGCTGACATTGTTTCACTGTAGCATGTAATATTTTTGATGAATAAATATGATTTTTTAATTCTTTATACCAATTAGGCACAACTTTTTTTATAGGAACAGGATGTTCCTCAATTAAATCAGCAAATTGACTTATAAATTTTATTTCATTGTTTAGCATAATCCACCTTTAAATATTCTATTTTCTTTAACCAACCTTTAGGTATGGCTATTGCACCACCACCTGTAATGTCTTCTTTATCTTTACTATACGAACGCATAATAATTATTTTTTCTTCACCATTATGTATCATCCACCCCACTTCTTGGCACACGGCTAACGGAGCATCCATAACTTCTTTTATATCTAGCCAACCTGTTTCTGTATCACGGGCATCGAGCCACGTCACACGAACCATGGGCGTTTTATCTATATTAAACATGTATCCAACAATTAAAACTTACACTTATCCTAGGTTTATTTGATTTATTTTTTGATACTTTATGCCAACAGTTTGAATCAAACAAAACTAACATATCATTTTTTGGTTTTATTATTCTACCGTGTGATAGTGACAAGTGATTTGAAATTTTAGTATGTATATTGTATGAAAAATTATCAAGAATAAGATCTCCTGAGTCATCATTTACATTTATGTAGTAAACACCTGATATATCTCCTTGGTGAATGTGAGGCCAATTTACATCTCCTTGATAATTTATATTAGCCCACATGGACGCTAATTGAATATTATTAATTTTAAAATTTTTAATACTATTACAAAAATCAAAACATTTTTTTGAAATTCCTTGTGTAAGTTTTTCAAAAGGACCAGCTTGTGGAAGATCTCGTGATTGCCAACCAAACTCAGTATTTGAAAATTGTTCTTCATTTCCATTAATATTACCTCTTCTTATCAATTCTATAGAAGCCTCTAATTGATTTAAATAATTTTGATCAAACTTTAAAAAATCAGAACCGTAAACATTTAAGGGAAAAATTTCTTTAGCTTTCATTTTTTCTATATTTAAAAGTTGCAACCATTCTTAGCTCAACACATGTTCTACTAACTTCTCTTGCACAGTGTGGTATAAAACCATTAAACACAGCCACCCTTCCTGGTTTTGGTATAACTGATTTAATAATTTCAGTGCGTGTAGGATCAGTATAAATAGTTTCTCCTGCATACGACATGTCCCAAATTTTGTTTAAATAAAACATGATTGTATAACAATCATTTTCGTCTCCACCATCAGTATGCATTTCGTGATGTGTTCCGTAAAGATATCCGCTAGCATAAGGTCTATCAAGACTATGTGTGCTAGTTAAATGTGAAAGTTTTTCTTTAAATATTTCATCAGCTTTATTGTAAAGAATATTATGAGTTTCATTATCTTTATTTAAATTAATAATAAATTTTCTCCAATTAGTTCCTGCATGACCTTCGCCTGTAAAAAACCAACTGTCATAATCTCTAAAATGTCCATATAAAATATCTACTGTTTTTTCATCAAAAACATTATCTAATATTTTAAGCATTAGTTATCTAATGGTTGTGGCTCGTCTTTTTTAATTAAATGTAAGTTAAAAGACACCGATCTTCGCTCTTCATTT